GTGGAATGGGAGGCATGGGAGGAATTGGTGGTATGCTTGGAATGGCAATGCCGCTTATTGGTAATCTTCTTGGAAGTATCTTTGATGAAAGCAATGGACTACCGCAGGGAATGCCGAGTAGACCAGCATCTTCTTTAATACCTGCGTTTGCAGACCAGTCAATAATGGGTGGTTTGAATTCTGCAGTCAATGGACAGGATGGCGCGCAGGGTAGTCAAAGATTTCCATCGCAGAGTCAGAGCGCACAGGGGCTGCCTCCTGAAGTATCTGGAGTCGGTAACATGGCCATGTCGGCTACAGTCCCATGGGCTGACCTGCTTAAGACTATATTTGGATCTGGAGCTAAAGAAGGTCCGCACAAATAAAAAGGAGGGCCGAAGCCCTCCTAGTATTAGCCGGCTAGTGACTTAAAGAATTCCAAAGACTCATCGTCTTCGTCATCGCTACCTGAGTACTTAGGAGCGTGAGTCGCCTTAAACGACGGAGCAGACTCCTCGCGCGCCCACGGCACTTCTTCCTCTTCAGCCTTCTTTACTTTAGCCGTAGCGTCACCAGATAGTACCTTAACGAGCTTGGCCTTCAGCTCTTCATATGTCTTAAAGTTTTCAGGCTTCAAGAAGTCTTGAAGTGAGTGCTCAGACTCCCAGACCTTCTCAAGCTTCTCGTCGTCCTTGAGCAGCGCGCTGACCTTGTCGAACTCAGACTTATCGTAGTTGCGATAGCCTTCTACCTGACGAATCTTAAGCTTGAAGTTCGCACCAGCCCAGAGATCAAACGGGTTCATCGCCTCTTCATCAGCGAACTGAGGTTCCATAGCTTCCTTGAGCTTGTCGAAGATCTTCTTGCCGTACTTGTAGAGGAATACCTTACCCTCATTATCTGGGTTGGCCTGATCCTGAACGACATAGATGTTTGAGATGAAGTGAAGACGACGCTTCTGCTTACGAGCCTGCTTGCGCTCTTCTGAATTGTCGTCAGTCGTAGAGTTCCAGAGCTTTGAGTTATACTCAGATACTGGATCCTGCTTACCGATAGACGTCAGTGAGTTTTCGATGTACCATCCGCCTGGGCCTTGAAAGCCATGATCAAAGACTCGTACAAAAGGTACATCCTCATTAGGGGGAGCAGGGAGAAAACGAATAACGGCATAACCATTACCAGCCTTATCTACAGTCGGTGACCAGAAGCGATCGTCGCCCGCCTTCTTAGCACCTTCTTGATTGGAAATCTTGTTGAGCTCTTCAGTGAGAGCGGATAGTGACTTGTTACCTGATGCTGACTTAAGCTTTGCAAAATTGGACATATGTATCTCCTTGTATATGCGTTGTATGTGCTATGTATAAATGGCATCTGTATCGCCATTATTATTTATTATACTACTCTTTACCATAAATGTCAACCACTATCTTTTTAAACTTCTCCTTGTCATACTTAATAAACGGCGTATACTTTTTTACTCTCATACTTATCTCATCCCACACTGGATCGTACTGCATCTTCTTGTCCCAGTACTCTTTAGACCTAGTCAACTCGAGCATGATGCAGAACGTCTCGATAGACAGATTCCCACTTAGGTAGCTGCGAAGAAAGTGTGGGTGCTCTCCATCTTTATGGACGAAGTTCGAGTTAAATGGAGTTAGCATTCCCATCACCTCGTTCTTAAAGATGTAGCTGAGAGACTGGTTTCTTTTCTTCCACTCTTGATATATCTTCTCAGAGCTTGGAGAGTACGCTAGGTCTCTAATCCAAGACTTACTGTTCTCTACAAAGTTAGATATGAGGAAGTTGTGTACGTCTTCGTGCTTGGCCAGCTTCTCAAAGAAGATACGATCCTTTCTCTTTTGGAACGTATCGACTTTAGTTCTAAGCTTACCTTGGTACTTTATGTAGTCGTATTCTGGTTTTGTGAAGTGGTTCTTAAGAGCGAGATATTCGTTGTAGCATTCATATGGCGTCATCGTCCTCTTTCAATATACCCATAAATTTAATGAACAGACCCTTCTCACGGCCGTAAGCCTCGATCTCCCAAGGTTGTTCCCAGTAGTCCATGTTGTCTGAGTCGTATTTCTCACCGAGCCATTTTACCATTCTCGCCGGCCGAAATATATCCTTAAGCTCACCCTTAGCGTACTGCTTCAGGTGGACCATCTCGTGGGCCAGCGCGAGAAGTATTTCTTTCTTTGGAAGCTTAGAGTCGATCGTTATTAGAAAGTCTCTAGCCTTGTGGTTGTCGTCAGTCCAGTCGCAAAAAGCGTACTCGTTAGATCCTCTATCAAAAGAGATAAACTCGATTGTAAGATCTATGTTGTTGGCTAATTTCTTACCAAGAAGATACTCTCCGTAGAATCTAGCAGCTTTTTTCACAATATAGTTAGATAAATCTTTCTTAGGTTTACCCACTATCTTGATGAACATTTGACACCTCCTCCAAATGCTGGGCTCGGTATATTTATAAAGGTAGGCTATTTCCCTTTTTAGTCTTAAGAAGATTAACTAATTCAGCTTCTCCACGAATCTTTGCTCTAAGAACAGGATCCTTCTTGATTAGTAGAGCTGCAGCCTCCACCTCGTATCTATGCTGCTCACACCAGAGCACCACACTCTCGGTATAGGATATGTCCTTCATCCATACCAAGTCTTCTATCTCATTAGCAAAGGACTCATTCATCTAAACTTCTCTCTCAATTCCTTGACTCTGGTTCTTAAATAGTCTTCGATGATCTTTCTCTTTTCATCGTCCTTCTCAAATTTAAGAAGACCAAGCTCGTACTCAAAACAAAATCTCATGTTGTATCCCATTGAAGGAATAATACTCTTATTTCGGTCCATATTGTTTTCTCCAGAGCCAAGCGTTGAGAGATGATACCCTACCGGCGAACCAGTTCATCAACCCGCTGTTCCAGAAAAAGTGGTCGTATTTGCCCATTGTACACTCCTATTTGATAGTGATTTTTGTCTCGTTGATATTCTGTCTTACTAGTTCAAAAAGAGTCGCCGAGTCTGATGGGGAGACTCTGACACATCCGTGACTTGCTGGACGACCCAGGTTATTGACACGAGGAGTAGCGTGAATAGCGTAGCCGCCGTTAAAAAAGATCGAATTTGGCATTGGCGCATTGTCGTACTTCTTTGAGTAGTGCATACGTTGAAGTGAGTATGGATAGTAGGTTCCAACAGGAGTGTAGTAACCCTTTCGAGCCGTAGACACCGGCATCACGTCGATCAGCTCACCATTCTGATACACCTCCATCGATTGATGTCTCTTGCTGACTACCAGCTCTATGTCTGCAAGAGCCGGTGTGGTAAACATAAGAGCCGCGAGTAGTAACTTCTTCACTCAGTCCTCCATAAGATTGTTCTTGATCTCTCTTAGAATAGTGCTTCGCTGTTTAGACTCTCTAAAAAACTTGTACCAGTACGGCATGCGACTATACTTGATACCAATAAAGTCTTTGAGTAAGACATTTTCTGACATCAGCTTAGCCAACTTGGTGTTGAGTTCAAACTTCTTTAGCGTAATATTCTCGTCTGTAAGAAACGTTACATAGCAATAATCGTCATCCTTGTTTAATTTTACATTATTAATAGATGAATCAACAAGCATTGCGCATTCAATAGGTCTAAACCATTTACCAATGTTAAACTTACCAGGAATAAGTCTTGCTGATTTAGTGAATTCATTATTACTAAAATAAGGTCCACTAGTCATAATCTCGAGTGACTCTTCACAGAACATAATATATCTCACCTTTGCGGTGATCATTCCATCTGGAATACTTCTTAAATGTAAATAACTATCAAAGAACTTTTGATCATATAATAAAGATCCAGCTTTATCATTCTCTCTATCTAAAGAGAATTCATAGTCGAATGGGAACTTAAGAGCATACGTATTCTTTGTTGAGTCTTTAACTGCAGGACAATATTTAATTTTAGTCTGCTCACCAATAAACTTCATATCACATATACGTTCAAAGATATTCTCTGGTTCAGCGCAGCAGTTTGATGTAGAGAACGTATCAAGAGAATCATTAAATACGTCAGTAAATGCGGACCAATAGACAATCATTATAATACTCCATAAAGTGGCGATTCCACCAGGATTCGAACCTGGACCTAAGGTTTAGAAGACCCCTATGATATCCCTTTCACCATGGAACCATTATACATATAATATCACGTTCCGCTGGTCTTGTAAACTTATTTGATAGCGTGAGTGTCTTTACCCTTGAAGCTCTTCTTCACGATCTTGAGCCAGAGCTTTCTCTCTTTCTTAGCGTCTTTGTCGATGATAGCCTTATAGAACTTCATGATGAGACGCTGAGTCTTACTCAACTTCTTAGCCATTTAACTTCTCCTAAAGAATTGCCAGATTCTGTTTCTAGGTTCTGGCGGACCCAATGATTATGCTGCTAGAGCAATATCAAATGGTGCGAAGTTATCGTTAGCACCTGTTATTTGCCTTTGGTCTCCTTGAACCCTTACTACGCAGATCGATTCCCAGTATCACCCCCATCATAAGCACTCTTTTTAGCATAAATGGACTTTTGAGTGTTTATGGTGGAGGTGGGGGGATTTGAACCCCCGTCTCTTACGTCTATGTCGTTCCTCTCAACGACCTTGGCAATCTCTATTTATAATTGTCTATCACCTCTTCATCCGGTAAGATGCTACCAGTTGCATGGGTTCGAAGTGTTGTCCCGTATAGCACACTCTGCGTACTTTGCAGATTGACAGCTAGCCAAGCTACAAAAGGATAACACCGTAATTAGTAAAAAATATTTCATACTTTCTGTCCTCTTACTTTATCTAAAAGCTTTGATAAGAACTCAATAGCAGAGTCATTGAATGTTACATCGTGGACTACACCGGTGACACAGTACTTCTCAGCTACAAGAGCATTCCCATCCTTTGTCTTATCATACTCAACAGTTA